TTTGAGTGGAAACTAGAAAAGCTTAAAAAAGCAATTGAAGCTGGTCTTGTTGAACATGATGAAGGAATGGAAATCAAGAACGCATCTTTATTTCTTGGTGCAATGAGCGAATCAAACAAAATGCAGGGACATTATGCTGCAGAAAAGAAAACAGACGATAACAAAATGAATGAAGCGTTAGAGCAGCTAAATGAATTAATTGAAAAATATAAAAAGGATTACTGATGAAAAAGAAAATGAAATCTGATGTTAAAAAAGTAGCAACCAAAGCCGATTTAGTTAAATTCAAGAAAGAAGATGATAAGAAAGATAAGAAAATGATTAAAGCAGCGATGAAGAAAAAATAATCATGGCAAAAAAGTGGATTCAGAAAGCAATCAAAAAACCTGGTCAGTTGCACAAAGACTTAGGTGTTCCCGAAGGTAAAAAAATACCAGAGGCCAAACTTGAAGCTGCTGCTAAGAAAGGTGGAAAAGTAGGTCAAAGAGCAAGATTAGCGATTACGCTGAAGGGGATGAAGAAGAAGTAAATGAATGACTTGCTCGAACAAAAAGCTAGATTGCTGGGCTCGTTTCTGTTGTTTACTCAATATTTTTATAAGTTACGCACTGGACGTAATTTTTTAATTTCACAACCGATTGGTCGCGAATCACATTTTATTACAATCGCTAAAGCATTTACACGTGTCTTAGACGGCGATACCAGTAGTTTACTTATCAATGTGGCGCCTGGCACAGGAAAAAGTGAGCTATGCAAACACTTTGTTGCTTGGTCATTGGCACGTTTTTCAGACAGCAATTTTATCTATGTTAGTTATTCCCACGAATTAGCAGCTAAGCATACTGAGGGTATTCGGCAAATCATCTCTATTCCTATGTATAAAAAATTATTTGGGGTGGAAGTGGATGGGAATTCGCGGGCTAAAGATAATTTCAAAACGAATGCTGGTGGAGTAATTTATGCGGCTGGTAGCTCAGGTTCAATTACGGGTTACGATGCTGGATTGCCGATTACGGAACGGTTTTCAGGCGCTCTTATCATTGATGATATTCACAAGCCCGATGAAGTGCATAGTGACACAATTAGAGAGCGTGTTAAAAAAAATTACGCTGAAACGATATTGCCACGTTTGCGTTCTCCAAAAGTGCCTATTATCAGTATTGGTCAACGTTTGCATGAAGATGATTTGTCACAAAATATTAAAAATGGAACAGATGGTCGCAAGTGGGAGTTGGTAATATTGAAATCAATGGACGGTGCAGGTAATGCACTTTATCCTGAAATTCATACAAAAGAAATGTTGCTTAATCTTCAAAAAGTTAGCCCATATGTTTTTGCATCTCAGCATCAACAAGATCCACAACCTGCAGGAGGCGGTATTTTTAGACGCGAATGGTTTCCTGTTCTTGATGATGAACCTGATATTCTTGCGACCTTCATTACGGTTGATACATCTGAAACAAGCCATGAGTATAACGATCCTACTGTTTTTAGCTTTTGGGGTGTTTATCGCATTTTTATCAATCATGTTGACACCGGGCTTTATGGACTGCATTGGCTTGACTGTTATGAAAATTGGATTGAGCCAAAAGACCTTGAATCAGAGTTTTTAGATTTTTGGACGTCATGTATGCGTCACAAAATTAAGCCAAAAAAAGTTGCAATTGAAAAAAAGTCAACCGGCTCTTATCTCGTCTCTGTTTGTAAAGACATGCAAGGCATGCAAATCATTGAAGTTAATCGCACAAAAGAAAGTGGAAGTAAAACTGCTCGTTTCCTTGAAATGCAGCCATATGTTGCTTCTAAACAAATATCTATTCCTATGTATGGTCGTCACACAGAATCATGTCTCGAACACATGCGAAAAATAACAGCAAACGAAACTCACAGACACGACGATCGCGCTGATACATGTTACGACGCTGTAAAACTAGGTCTTATTGATAAAGTTATCCATTTTGATATTGAGTTAGATAATAAATCAAAACAAATTGCTTCAAAAATATTAAATGCACAACGCACGCAAAATAAGTTAAGGACTCAATCATGGCTGTAGCACAAATTCATAAAGACCGCTTAGAAGAGCTTAAAAGATTGACAGAAGAATCAAACAGTTATTGGCAGCCAAATGTTGAAATTTTTAATGACTCTAAAAAATTTATTTTTGACACATCCATAACTAATCCTGAAACATTAAGCAAAATTGGTCGCCCTCCCTTAGAGTGCAACACGATAGAAGCTTTTATTTCTAGATTACGCGGTGAGTTTGCTCGTCATGAACCATCTATTAGTGTGCGGGCAGCAGATGGTTATGATGTGGATCCTGAAACAATTAAAACTGTTGAAAACTTTATGCGTGCAATTTTATTAGACGCAGACAAGAATCTCTTTTCATACAATATTTATAGTGACCAAATTGGTGGTGGTTACTCAATTATGAAAATTAGAACAGATTATCAAGATTCTAAAAGTTTTAATCAAATTTTAAAATTGGAAAAACCTTATGATATTACAAAATGTGGTTTTGATTGCATGGCGCGTGAAAACCATAAAGGTGATGCACGTTTTTGTTATGAATTTTTTCCGAAATACATCGATGAACTTAAAAATAAATATAAAGATGTAAATTGGGATAATATTGATAAATATGGAGTTGATGAAGAATTTAATTGGTTTTATTTAAATAAAGATCGAAAGGTAGCGCTTATTTGCGATTTTTACGAAAAACAATTTCGTGATAAAAAGCTATATTTATTAGCTAACAACCAAATCATGTATGATGATGAATATGAGAAATTTATAAAAGAATGGGAAGATCGCGTTGCTCGTTCTGAAGAAATTCAACAACCACCGGCTATTGTAGAAAGTCGAAAAACGCAAGTATGTGTTATTTGTCGCTATCGATTTTCCGGAAATGAAATGTTGGAATATACTGAAACGGATTTCGAAGATTTGCCTTACATTTTTGTTGATGGCAACTCGGTCGATATTAAAGATACCCCAAAAAGTAAATCAAAACAAAAAGTTCGTTCTTACGCGCATCACGCATTTGATTTACAAAAGCTTCGTAATTGTGCAATGCAAACAATCGGAGCAAAAATGGAAGGGATGGTCATGAGCACATGGCTTATTGCAAATGAATCGATGGATGCGAATAATCTGGATTCTGTTCTTGAAAATCAAGTTCCCCGAACAGTAACTTACAATTGCACATCAAAAGAAAAACCTGAAATGATGTTGCCACCACCTCAACTTATTCAAGCGCAACCAATGCCTCCTGAAATTATGGAAGTATTTATGATGACAGATAAAGTTATGCAAATGATATTAGGGCCTGCAAACCCTAATATTGCAGGCCAAAATGATTTAAGTGGGAAAGCAGTCATTGAACTTGCGAGCCAAAATAATGCAGCCGCAATGCCTGAGGTTGTAAATTATCTAGGTTCATTAAGCCAAGCTGCTAACGTCATTGTAAACATTATCCCTAAGTATTATAAAACAAAACGAACCATTCCCGTTGTTAATCGCGAAGGAAAAAAAGATTTTATTACAATTAATGATCAAGAAAACCCTAATTCACCAATGCTTAAATACCCGTCTAATGCTTTGCAAGTAACAGTGGAAGCAGGTGTTAACTTCTCGGTGCAAAAATCTCAAGCATTACAGCAAATCATTGGGTTAGCGCAAGCAATGCCTATTTTTGCGCAGTTTATGAATACAGTCGGATTGCCCATACTGCTTGATAATTTGGATATTCGAGGCGCTGATATTTTGAAAGATTTAGCAAAAGCTTTCCAAGAACATATGCAGCAAATGCAACAACAACAAATGCAAATGCAACAACAAAACAACCCTATCGCGATTAAACAACAAGAATTGCAAATTAAACAGCAACAAAATCAAGCAGAAAATGCCCTTGAACTTGCTAAAATTCAAAATGACAATCTTCAGATTCAGCTTGGCGCTGCAAATGCGCATCAAGACAGAATTGTTGAAGTTGCGAAGATTAATGCTGAAAACTTGCATAATACAGCTAAATTTGGTCTCGAAAATCACGATCAACTTCATCAACATGCAAAAGACGCAATTGAATTGACTCATAATATTATGCAAGACCATGTCAATAATAATATGCAGCAACAACAAATGAATAACCAATCTCAAATGCAAACTCCTTCTCAATAATCATTTATCAAATTAAATCAAATCCAAATTAAATTTATAAATTTTACTTCCTTTGATATATATGCGCGTATAGCTGATGTATAAGCCATGGCGCGCATGTTAACGCGGTTATGCGGAGTCATCCGGTAAAAATGGCCACTCGCTCAAGTGTAATGAGGTTATGCCGTGACGGGGTTAATAGTCGGAAGGAAGATAAATGACAGATTTTGTGCAAAATAGTGATGCTCAATCTTTAGATACTACAGTTCATTCGCCAGTAACAAGCGCGCCAGCTACCCATGCTGAGCCTCGTTATACGGATGAGGATGTTAACCGTATTGTGGCTTCTAAAAAACAATCTGCATATGAAAAAGGTGTGAAAGATGGGCGCTCTGAGTTTTCTCAGCCGTCTTATCAATCAAATACTTATCAGCAAAATCCATCTCAAGTACCTGACATTGAATCCAAAATCAATTCAGTTGTTGAGCAACGATTAGCTGCAGAACGTGAAACGCAATTAAGGCAATATCAAGAGCAAGAAGCGCAATCAAATGCGATAAAAGCGATGAAAATCGCGGAAGACTTTAAAAATCGTATTAAATCAGCTTCAAGCAAGTATCCAGAAATTGAGAAAAACGTTTTGAGTTTAAACTATCAATCACGTGGCATGGGCGATTTAGTTCATTTAGCAATGGATCATGGTGAGTATGTCGCCGACATTATGAATGAATTACACGAACATCCTACAAAATTGATTAGTTTGCAAAATTTAGCAGCTGACCATCCTCATGCGGCTAAAAAAGAACTCGAAAAGTTAGTCGCTTCTATTAAGCAAAATGAAGAAGCCGCGAAAAACCAACAAAAGGTGCGCGAGCCGCTTAGTCAAATGTCCCCTTCGAATATTGGCTTAGATAGCGGCTACAATTCGCCGAGCGATTACAGAAACGCTCCTTGGTTACGCGGATAGTTTAATAGCCCGTTATCTATAACTAAATTATTTTGTTATAGAGGCAGAAATGGCTACTTTACCAACCAATCAACTACAAGTCGTCCAAACTTACAATGACGCAATGCTGGGTAATTTACAAAATCAAAACCCTTTTATTCCAACTCTTAATCACGAATTTAAAGAATTTAATGAAGAATCAAAAAATTTAGGCGATACGATTAATCTCGCGTTGCCATACCGTGCGCGTTCTGGTGTGGGTCTTGTTGCAACATTTCAGGGCACAAAACAACGCTTGCAATCATTGGTTTGCGATCAAGCAGCGCACGTTGCACATGCTTACAGTGACCAAGATTTTATTTTCAATGTTAAACAATACATGGAACAAATTGGCAAAAGCCGTGTAGCTGAATTGGCTTCTTTAGTAGGGGAAACGATTGCAAAAGATGCAACGAGTTCGGTTCCGGTTATGGACGTGGATGACAATGGCCAAAGTGTTCCCACCGGCGCACTACATACGGAAAGTGGTCCTTTTTTATTTTACGGAAACGGGGAAGACAACATTAGTACGTTTGGAGATTTAGCTCGGATGGCAGCGCTACAACGTAATTTTGGCGCTCCAAACGGCCCTTTGAGCTTTTATCTTCCAGACACAGTTGTGCCTGATATTGTTAATACCGGTTTGAGCCAATTTGTTCCTTCTCGAAACGAAGACATTGCTAATTCTTGGGATTTAGGTGAATACAAAGGCTCTAATTCTCGTTATTACAGTTCTAACTTATTACCTGTCCATTTTGCAGGAACTTCTGGTGTAAATGGTGACACGTTAACGCTTGTAAGTACCAACGATCCAACGGGACAAAATATTACTCAATTAACCTTTTCTGGTGTTACGCAAAATGTTGGCGCGATTAAATCTGGTGATTTGTTTGAATTTAATGATGGGGTTTCAGGAAGACCTGATATTCGTTATCTGACTTTTACCGGTCATACCCGTTCAAACAATAAAGTTCAATTTAGAGCAACCGCTGATGCAGATGCAACTGCTGGAACCGTTACGGTCAGCATTTATCCTGCTCTCGTAAGTGCTCCTACTCAAGAACAAAATTTATCAAATGCTTTGCAAGCCGGTATGCAAGTGAGCGTGATGAAAAGTCATCGCGCAGGCTTATTGGTAAGTGGTAATGCATGGTTTTTAGCAATGCCAACTCTTCCCGATCAAGACCCTTTTAAAACAGTCGTTTCAGTCGATAAAGAAACAAAAGTTTCTTTACGTACCTATTGGGGTAACCGCTTAGCTCAAAACTTTAGGGGTATTGTAACCGACGCTATTTGGGCTTCAACACTTGTTCCTGAATATTGTCGTCGAATCTGTTTCCCTCTCTAAACTCTTGTTAGCCGCTTCGGCGGCTTTTTTTAAAGGAAAAAACAATGCCTAATATTCCAGCTTTAAATGCTCGTGTGGCTTATGTAACCAATTTAAATCTTGCATGGGCTTCTACGTCAACCTTGACTGTTGCCTCAGGCGCATGCAGCAATTCAGATAATACAAATGATATTTTAATTTCAGATGCAATTACGATTAATGCTGCGACTAATGGATTAAATGGTCTTGATACGGGAGCTCTTGCAAATACCACTTGGTATTATGTGTATGCAATTGGCTCTTCCACCAATTCTCAACCCTCAGGTTGCATTCTTTCTACTTCTTCATCAGCGCCTACGCTTCCTTTTGAGTATGATATTTATCGTCGCATTGGAGAAGTTAGGACAAATGGGTCTGCTCAATTTTTATTGTTTTATCAAATCGGGAATAATGGTGAAAGAATATATTACTGGGATGCGATTGTAAGTAGTGGTGTATCAGTAGGTTCTGCAACATTTGCTGCTGCAAGTTTATCAAGCGCTGTTCCAGTGACTTCTCGTCTTGCAATTATTCAAGCGCGGATTGTGCCAAATGCGGCCGGGAATGCGCTTTCATTTAGACGTACTGGGTCGTCTGAAAATAGTTCGAATATTAATATCGCTGGGCCTGTTGCAAGTCAGCCTGTTTCGGGACAATTTCAATTGCCTTGTAATGCTTCTCAGTCAATTGATTATAAGACTACTTCGGCAAGTGACACTCCTACGATTAGTGTTGCTGGTTTTTGCGTTAGCTTATAAGTTTTACAATGGCTTATAGTGCAGCACGGCTGATAACAAGAGCTTTTTATTTATCGGGTAAGATTTCGCAAGATTTAGAAACTCTTGATTCGTCTGATTTAAATTCAGGGCTTTTTTTGTTAAACGCTGTGCTTGCTATTAAAACAGCAAATAATCGCTTAATTCCTTATTTTACATTCTATGAATTTGATACGATTGTTGGTCAAGAAACGTATTTTATTCCGAATTTGATTAGTGTTGATTCACTCACGTTTAACATTAATGATGTACGGTTTTCAACAAGCGAACAATCCAGGCGGCAATATTTTTCAAGTCCACGTGTCGATAGCGTTCAATCTTTACCATTTACGTGGCATTCAGAGCGCGCTAAAGGTGGCTCCAATCTTTACTTTTACTTTGTCCCTAATGCTGAATACCCTATTAAATTATGGGGAAAGTTTTCGCTAACTGAAATAGCTTCCTATGACACGGATTTAAGTTTAACCATGGAGCCTTTTTATATTGAGTATTTACGATATGCATTGGCTGAATATATTTGTGCGGAATATGGCATTACATTTCAGCCTCAATCGCAATCCAAGTTAGATGAATATGAAAAAATTATCACAGATATTAGTCCTCCAGATTTAACCCAAATTCGTCGCACAGCATTTTCAAAAAATAACTTTATGAACTGGGCATATGTGAATTTCCCAGGTTGGGAGCCGTAAGATGAAAATTACGGCGCCTAATGTAAAACAAATACCTTTTAAACTTGTGGGTTCTTCGACATTTGGCCGTTATCCCAAAATTTCAAATGCATTAACTTACAACATGATTGTATCGGATGGTTGGTTTGTGCCATTTGCGGGACATCAGGCAGTTGCCACTTTAGCCGCTACGGGAAATGGGCGTGGATTATACTCAAGTGTTCGCTATAACCACTTGATAGCGGTCATTAATGAAAACGTTTACACCATTGATAGTAATTTTGGTTTTGCCAAAATTGCGACCATTGGCACTTCTTTTGGCGATGTATTCATTGCCGAAAATAATGCAAAACAGATTGCAATTTCAGATTTAAAAAACATTTACATTTTTGATTATGGTGCAAACACATTTACAAGAGCAACTATTGATTTCTTGCCGACTGCAATTTCATTTCAAGATGGTCGTTTTATTTCGGGTGATAGACGTACAAATCAATGGCGATTGTCTGATTTTAATAATGGCTTGAGTTGGCCCGGAGACCCATCAAGTGTTGGCGTTATCCAAACCAAGCCAGATACGGTTTCTTATCCATTACCCATAAAAGGGAAGGGAAATGCTTTGTTTTTGATTGGTAAAACAGTCACTGAACAATGGTATGACTTGGGTTATCAGTTGTTTCCTTATCAACGTAACACCTTTTTTAACATAGATTACGGCTGTTTGAGTGCGGCAACTGTGGCAAGTCAAGAAGATTTGGTCGTGTGGCTAGCGGCTAATGAGCAATCTGGGCCGGTCATTATGGTAAGTCAAGGTGGGGCGCCTGCTCCGTTATCGACAGACGGCATTAATTTTAAATTGGCTCAGTTAACAACGCCGCAAGATTCTTACGGATTTATCTTTAAGCAAGATGGTCATACGTTTTATCAAATTACGTTCCCGACTGACAATTTAACGTTGCTTTACGATTTTAATGCTAAAAAATTTTATCATTTGTGCGATAAGAACATGAATTACCACATCGCAAAACGCGTTTCTTTTTTTAATGACGCTTATTATTTTATTAGTTTTAACGATGGAAAATTGTATGAAATCAGTAGCAATTACACGACATATAATGGCGATGCAATCCCTCGCATACGCGTCACAGACCCTTTTCGATTACCAGATACCAGTTCTTTTATAACAAATGAATTCGATTTTGTTATTGAGCAAGGGGAATCACAAACCGTTCAACGTGTTGATTTTTCAATCTCAAAAGACGGCGGACAAAGTTTTAGCAATATTTTAACTAAAAATCTTAATCAAACTGCCCATCGACGTAATCGTTTGCGCTTTTGGAACTTGGGACGTACCAATGATTTAACCATGCAATTTCGTTTTTGGAGTACGGGTCGGTTTGTATGTGGAGATGGAACCATGAGTATTTACCAATGATTACACCAAATTTACCGATGGGAAGATGGATGGATGAAAGCGGTCATCCAACACCAGAGATGGCAGGCGTTTTTGCGCAATTGATTAGTGAGTTGCAACAGAATTTGTCTAACGAAGGTTACAAGGTGCCGCAACAGCCCACTGCAAATGTTCAATCTTTAAATACGACGCAGTCGATTGGTGCATTGCTTTACGACAGCGATACAAACGAATTAAAAGTCAATATTAACGGCACATTTCGTGTTGTTCAGGTTGTGTAGGGGGATACATGAGTGATTGGTTAAATCCAGATACAGGTCAATACCAATATGGTGGTCCTTCTGCTGGTGGTGGAATGAATTGGTCGGGAATGGGAGCTGGCCTAGGGGATATCTTAGGTGGTGTCCTCGGAATGGGTCAAAACAACAATCCAGCTTCTGCCGGAATGCCATATTTAGGTCAAATTGGTTCAACGATTACGCCTTATTACACCCCTTACATTAACGCTGGGAATTCGATGATTCCTGGCTTGCAATCGCAATATGGGCAGCTTGTGAATAATCCAGGTGCGGTTATGAATCGTATTGGAGCTGGATTTCAACAATCTCCAGGCTATCAATTTCAAGTCAATCAATCGTTAGGCGCAGCTAATCGAGCTGCAGCAGCGGGTGGAACATTAGGCACTCCAATGGAACAGCAAAATATTGCTGGAACCGTGAATGGCTTGGCTAATCAAGATTACTACAACTACCTCAATCACGGCATTGGCTTATATGACCAAGGATTGAGCGGCATGTCTCATATGTATGACACAGGTTTTGCGGCGTCCAGTGGATTGGCCAATAATTTAGCTCAAGCGTTATCTGCGCAAGCACAAATGGCTTACGCAGGTCAAAATCAACAAAATCAATCTAAGTCTGGTTTATTGGGTGATATCGCGGGTGGCGTTGGAAGCATACTCGGGTCGGGATTGCTGGGTGGCTCAGGGATGGGAGGATTGGGTGTAGGCAGCCTAATTGGATCGATTGTGTAAGCAATAAAAAACCCGTTTGGCTAGAACGGGTTGATACATCAGCAACTTTAAAAGGAGTTAGTTACTTGAGTAATAGTAACAAAACGCGCGTAAAAGTCAAATGGTTAAAGGGGTTTGAGGTGGAAACGACAAACGAAGAATTTTTAACAAAATACATTGGTCCATCTTTAAAATGGGTGGCCATGTCGTTTTCAATTTATTTGATTGTGCATGCAATTGCTCCGCATGGATTTATTTAAGGAGACGCTAGATGCCATTTCAATTTCAAGTACCCTACACTCAAGGCAATGATGCTTCAGCTTTTAATGAAGGTATGCAATCTGCTGGCGGAATGGTTGCGCAAGCAATACAAAATCAGTTGCGTCAACAGCAAATTCAACAAGAACAAATTCAAAATCAATATTTGCCGCAAATGTCGCAAGCAGATATTGCGTTAAAACAGGCCCAAGCTAGCGCAGAACCTTTAATAGCGACAGGGACTTATTTAAGAGGGGCCGGAAGTTATGCGGCTCAAAGCCCACAAATGCAATTAACAAGGATGTTGATGGCATTGCCGCCAGCATTGAGAGCTCAGCAATTAGCTCAACATCCTGAATATGCTTCTATTATAAATAATCAATTTTCAGCGGTGGGTAATGGAACGGCCGGAATCGGTGGAATAGCCCAGCCACAACCACAAAATCCAAATTTAAATATCGGATACAGTAGCGCGCCCGTAACCAATACAGGAAATTTGCAACCCCTTCCCATGCCAAATTCAGGAAGAGAACAGCAAATGGTTAATCAAGGTGGGTTTAATCAAAACAATTTAACAATTAATCCTGCTCAATTAGCCGCTGCTCAAGCTGCATACAAAAATGCGGCTGCAGTTGACTACTCAAACGCGGCTGGCAAAGGTTTTGACCAGATGCCGCAAACTCAAAAAAATGCGGCTATTGCTCAGTTGACTGGTTTTGGAATGGATGCAACACAAGCTACTCAATATTTAAGAAATGGCGGAACGATTACGCAAGCCGCTATTAATGCAGGATACAGTTCAGACCCGACTAAATGGCCACAAGCTAATTATGCGCCTACAACTTCCACCATTACTCAATTACAACAAAGACAGCAAAGAGGGGCTGAGCTTGACCCTATGTCCCAAGCTATAACGGCTGGATATGGTCCAAATGGAAGATATGCTGCACACAATATTTTAGGTTACTCACCAGCGTTTATTTCAGATGCACTTTCTGGAAGTAATCCAGACCAACAAGCGGCTTACATTGCGGCAAGGGCATTGGGGGCAGAGCAAGCAAATATTAGAGCTGTTTTATCTGGAAATCCTCGTCCAGGAATTGAAACAATGAGAGAGCTTACGTCTCTTGCGTTGCAAAGTTCAAAAATTCCGCCTTCTTTAATTTCAGGCCCTGTATGGCAAAAAGCGCAACAAATTATTAACGACACGATTCAAAAATCCGCGCAAGCTTCTTACAACCAAACTCTTGGTTCTGGATTGCCAGTTTCTGCAAATAAAACCGCGCCAACTCTAAGCTCCGCAGTAGGAAATGCTTTAGGTGGTGGTCAAGGTCAAGGAGCGGGAACAAATAATGGAATGGTTAGAGTGGTTTCTAAAGAAGGTCAGATTGGAATGATACCTGCTTCCAAAGTAAATATTGCATTACAAAGAGGAGCGAGGTTAGCCTAATGCCAAATTCTCTTTCTGATCGTGACTGGGAAAC